CGTATGGATTAGCGAATATCTATTAATTGGCTATGAAAGGACTGCTAAAGGCGTTATCGTATCTGAAACGCAGCCACGTTCTGGCGGTGGTGGATATTCTTTATTTGCTTCACATACGCATGAAATTAATAATCCCTACACAGATAACATTATCTATACTGATACCTTAAAGCCTGGCGAATATGTATCTATTATGCCAATTCAACAAGTAGAAGGCACTACACAGCAATATATTATTTTAGACAAAATAGTACATTTATAAGAAAGGTAATGTATGGCTAATCCATTTATCAATAGTACAGTTAATACTACTGTATCAACAAATAAACTACCATACTTAACAGAATATGCATGGGATTTTGAAAATGATAGATTCTTAAAAAATGCAGAAGGTCAGCATATTATAGTTACCGAAAATGAAGCATTGAAAGTATGGATCTATAAAACACTCAAAACTGAAAGGTTCCGTTACGTTGCCTATCATGATAGCTACGGAATCGAATTAGAAAAATATATAGGCAATACCAATATTAAAAATGTAGGGGAAATGATTAAAGCCGATATTAAAGAAGGCTTATTAGTAAATCCCTACATCGTAAGTATTGATAGTATGACAATAACGCAGCAAGAAAAAGACGTTATCGAAATTACTATAGCCCTTACATCTATTTATAAAAAGACAATTATTAAGGTGGTGATGTAATGCCCGATATATTTGGCGCGCAAGATGTAAATACCATTCAACAACGATTAGTAGACTACATCAAGCAGAATGGAACAGAAGAAAGCGTTATCGAAGGCACATTTAAAAGGGATATTGTAAATTCCACATCTGAAGAATTTAAAAACGTCTATTTTGAAATGGATATGCTACGCGATGCCTTTTTTGCTAGTACGTCCTGGGGCGATTATTTAACAGAAAAATGTAAAGACTTTGGGATAGATAGAAAATTAGCAGCTAAAGCAAAAGGCGTAGTTACTGTTACCGGTAATGCTTCTGCATGGATTCCGGTTAGAAGTTTATTCCAAAGTACAAGCGGACATAAATTCTATACTACAGAAGAATCTTATATCGAAGATAACGGAAAAGCTAATATCCCTATTGAAGCAGAAAAACCAGGGGCAGAATACAATATCGAAGCAGATACAATAACGCTTATTCCTATGAGTATTGGCGGCGTTAATTCTGTAACGAATCCTAAGCCTACTTATGACGGATTCGATGAAGAAACAGACGAATCCTTATACCAACGCTACAGCGATTATATTCGTACTCCGGCAACTTCTGGGAATATTTTCCACTATAATAACTGGGCTACTTCTATTGTTGGTGTTGGTGGCTGTAAAGTAACTGAATTAGTCGAAGGGAATGGCACAGTAGGCGTAGCTATCGTAGACAGTAACGGCGAAAAAGCCAGTCAAGATTTAATTAATAAGGTTAAAGCCTACATCGAAACAGTTAGACCGGCAGGCGCTAAAGTCATTGTATCTACTCCGGAAATTATGGCTATTGCTATTGTAGTTAATGGTGTAGAAGGTACTGGAACAGTTGAATTATTTAAAGCCGGACTTACTAAATACTTTAAAAAGAATGGCTTTAAACTCAATAAAGTTACACAAGCAGATGTAGCTAAACAATTATTTGATGCCGGCTATACTGATTTTGCATCTATCACTTTGAATGGACAATCTAGTTCTGTACAGCTTAATGGGAAACTGCCGAAGATTGGAAGCGTGAATATCAATGGCTAAGTTTAATAAAACGATTGGTAAAGACTTTTTACGTCAAGAAGATACTAATATTTTACGGTATTTACCTAGTTTTCTTTCTGAAAATTCCACTACATTTAAACTGGTAGGGGATAGCCAATCAGCAGAACACGATAAGCAAAAAGAAGCATTACTAGATTTATTCAATCAATGTTTTATTTCTACAGCTACATGGGGATTAAAGCTATGGGAAAATGATTTATTTTTAAAAGTTAATGAATCTGATTCCGTTGAGAATCGAAGGCAACGTATCTGGAATAAATTACAATCTAAAAAGACGTCTACCATAGCTTTTTTAACTGAATTATTAAATAACTATGTAGAAAACAAAGACGGAACAATAACAGAAATCTATGATAGATACCAATTAGAATACCAGGTACAAGACGGAAGTATTACTAACTGGGAAGAATTATTAGATACAATACACCAATGGAAGCCGGCACATTTAGGATTTTACTTTATCACTCATACCGATTTAGGCGAAGAAGTATATTTTAGCGGCGTTGTATCTGACTACGAAGAAATATATATTCCTTGTAACACTGACTACACAATGATAGTTAAAGATACAGAAGCAGAATATATTAAAGACTTATCTAATCATAGTAGATACTAGAAAGGACATTATTATATGCCTAATAAAACAGGGGATTTTCTTCCCTTACAATTAACTAATATCGGTCGCGATATGCTTACACAAGGTCGCGCCGGTCATGTTCTAACTTTTACAAAAATAGCTATTGGCGACGGTACAGCAACTGGAACAGCGGTAGATAGTTTGACAGCTTTAAAAAGCCATAAATTATATCTTCCTATCGCTAAAAATGAAACAGTACACGCCGGACAAATGCGCCTACAGTTTAGAGTAAATAATAAAGTTGTTACTACTGGATTTTATTTCCGTGAAATTGGCTTATATGCCAAAGTAGATAATGGGGCAGAACAATTATACGCCTACACTACTTGCGGTGATAAAGCGCGTATGTTGTATGACAAAACTTATCCTATTCAAGAAAGAGTTGTTAACATTGATACAGTTATTGATAATGCTGTTAATGTTAAAGTTATTCTTGATTGGTCAATAGTATACGCCACAAAAAAAGATATTGTAGACGCTATTAAGCCACATAAGGAATTAGCAGAATTAGACCACCCAGACGCAAGCGTTACAACAAGAAAACTAAAAGATAAATCTGTTACTTTACCTAAATTAGCCGATGAAGTTACTGATCTATTGAAAAAAACGTATGTCAAGAAAACCGGCGATTCCATGACTGGTAATCTTAGCCTTAACAATTCAAGTATTGGCTTTAATAATGGAAGTGGCAATTATGATACAAAAATTAGAATTGCGTCTAATGGCAATTTTGATATTGGCGTAACGGAAGATTCCGCCAATAAAAATGCTACTTCTCAATTATTGCTACATAGTCAAAATAAGCCTAAATGGTATAACTCAGCTAATGGCGGTAAAGTATTAGCTACTGAAGAATATGTTAATACTGAAACCGCTAAATACTTACCATTAAACGGCGGCACGATGAAAGGCGATATTACTTTTAAACGTAACCAATCCGCTATTAAATTAGACGGCGGTACGAATAAAATACATTCTATCGACGTAGGCGGTACTAACGGCGAAAATCTCGATATCGGTAACGCCAAACAAACATCACAAGCTAACCTATGCTGTTATAATCGTCCTGGTTGGTATGGTAAAGATAAAACTAATACGTTTAAACCTTTCATGTTTGACGACGATATGGTTATTACTTCCGGTACTATTAATCATAATGAGTTACTTCCGATTCCAGAAGGCTTCCAAGAAAACGATTGCAACTGGATATTAACCGTTGCTGAATCTCACGCTAATTTAAATGATAGAAATCAGGTAGTTATTGCTGGCGAATCCTCCTTTGGTGTAAATGCAATCTGTAAACGTGAAGGACGTAAGGTTATAGTAGGCACACAATACTCATTACATTCTAGCAATACCGACAGCTATAGAGGCTATGCCTTTAAACCTGGTACGGCTAATTATGTATGTATTTGTCGACGTCGTTTTTAATAAGGGAGTTTAGATAATGGACTACGTTAAAAGACAGCTTGAAACATTACATACAGGAAACGACTGGAATAGAAGTTATACCATTATTGGTGATATTGATTTAACTGGTTATAAGGCAGTATGTAAGATTAGGGATATGGAAGATAACTTAATTATAGAAGCAGAATGCACAATTCAAGACAATGTAGTTTATGCATCTATACCGGCTTCTAAATCTTTAACTATCCCTAAAACAATACATGAAGGTTTATATGATATTTTTCTTTTAAATAATAGATATTCTTACAAGTTAGTTATGGGGATTATTAAAATTATCCATAATATTTCTTTACATTAAGAAGGGTATAATTTTCATGCCAAATACAACTAATATTACAATTCCAGAAAATATCAATATTCGTATCGGTATTCCAGGTCAAAAATGCGAAAATGGGAAACCCTTAATATTAGATAACTTAACTGAAGACCAGAAGAAAGCCTTAAAAGGTGAAAAGGGAGATCCATTCCGATATGAAGACTTTACTCCGGAACAGTTAGCAGCACTTAAAGGAGAAAAAGGCGATAAAGGAGACCCTGGCGACAAAGGGGAACCTGGCTTACCTGGTAAAGCATTTACATATGAAGATTTTACAGAAGCACAGCTAGCACAACTTAAAGGTGCTAAGGGAGACCCTGGCGATAAAGGGGAACCTGGTAAAGACGGTAAATCTATTACATTCGACGATTTAACCGAAACACAAAAAGCAGCTTTAAAAGGTGAAAAAGGAGACCCTGGTAAAGCATTTACTTACGATGATTTTACTCCGGAACAACTAGCAGCTTTAAAAGGTGAAAAGGGAGATAAAGGAGACCCAGGAAGTGGCGGTACTGGCGGTAATGTAGATTTATCTGCTTATCCTACAAAAGAATATTGCGATACTACATACGCTACTAAAACTAATTTAAATGACTATGTAAAAACAGCGGAAATTAATACCTATTATGTATCTAAACTCAACGCAGAAAATACATATGCTACTAAAGCTAGTCTAAGCGACTACATGAAAACAGAAGCAGCTAATAACATTTTTTTATCTAAACTCAACGCAGAAAATACATACATTACTAAGGCTAATTCCGATAATTTATATGTTAAAAAAGTAGATATCCGTAATTATATTAGTATGGTAGCTAATCCGATATATCTATCTAAAGCTGACGCAGAATCGGCTTACGCTAAGAAGACTGATTTAAATAATTATTTAACGGCAACTGCCGCAACTGACGCTTACTTATCTAAGACTGACGCGGAATCTTACGCTAAAAAAACAGATTTAAATGATTGTCTAACCAATACAGTAGCTTCTAATACATATGTATCTAAAGCTGACGCAGATACTGCTTATGCTAAAAAATCAGAATTAAATACTTATTTAACAACTGATACAGCGAATACAACTTATTTAACAAAAGACGACGCTTCTACTGTCTATTTATCTAAACAAGACGCGACTAATACTTACGTTAAAAAAACAGATTTAGATACTTCTTCATATTTAAGTAAAGCCGAAGCGGCTACTACATACGTTAATAAAACTGACGCTAATAATTTTGTTAAACATACTGAATTAGGTACATATTTAACTGCCGATAGTTTAACTAATTATCTAACTACCGATACTGCTAATAATACTTATTTAACTAAAGCTGACGCAGAATCGGATTACGCTAAACAAATGGATTTAGATAATTGTTTAACGGTAACTGCCGCAGCTAGAATTTACTTATCTAATAATGACGCAGCTATTACTTACGCCAAGAAAACAGATTTAGATAGTTACGTTACGAAGGATAACGCAGTTACTAAAGACGGCGATAATACATTTACCGGTACTGTAACTGTTAGTCAAACTTCCGGATTAAATTTAGCTAATCATATATTAGAATCTAACGGAAATAACTTAGTTATTAAGAGTAAAAATAATACTCCTATTCTTACCTTGTATCCTAGTGTAGGTTATCTTAACGGCCGCGAAATTCTTAACCAATTTAAAGCGGATCAGTTGTATATTAAAAAAGCTGATTCCGGTAACTATGTAGCTAAATCACAATATGATAGTGATATGACTGCATTACTTAACGAATTAAGAAAACTTAACGGCAGTAATTAAGAAAGGATATTTTACTATGATTATCGATGATATAGTAGCCGAAGTCGCTAAGATACAGGATAGTATGAATGCTATTAAAGAAGCATTAAAGACTAAAGGCGTAACTTCGCAAGGTAAATTAAATAAATTTGCCGAAGAAATTAAAAGTATTACGGCTGCTGCACCTATTAACGAAAACATATTAACAGCTGTTAATAATGCTATAAATTTAGGACTTGAAGAAAAACAAGTAGCAGCAGCTATCAATAACTATGTTGCAGCGTATGCAGAAATTGACTTAACGTCTACTGATATACCGAATAATAAATACAAAAATAACACAACTATAAAGCCAATTCATGTATATTTTCGCGTAGGGTCAATAGGCGCTTATGCTTTTAGTCGAAGCAATCTAAAAAAATTAACAGCACCAATCGTTAAAAAAATAATGCAAGGCGCCTTCGACTATTGCGGCGATTTAGAAGAATTAAATTTAGGCAGCTATGATTATAAAGCCGGTAATACCTTTACTTTAGTAGGTTGCAGCAATATGAAAAAATTAGTCGTTGGCGATAATTCAGTAATTACTCCTGGCGATTATAACGGAAAAATAACTATCAATAATAAAAATATTGAAATTTATACTTATAGCGGTAAAAAATATAATAAAAATACTTATAGATTCGAGTAACAACTATGTACATATTATTAACAGATACAAATATCGTAATCGGTATGAGTACTTATAAAGAAGCGCTACTTCCTGACTTACAACCAGGATTTAGAATCGTAACCGAAATACAATACAATTCATTATTTAATTTAATTGATGTAGTAGCTGATACTGTTAAGGAAGATAAAGTACAGCCGAAGCCGAAATTAGATAATGATGATATAGATAACAGCAACGAAAAAGATACAGTCGAATTAAATCCCGAATACGTATTAGAAGCGTTAGCTGATTTACAAGCACAAATATTAGAATTGGAAGGAAGCAATAATCATGAAGAAACTTAAACCATGGCTTATTAGTGCATACTCTAAATTAGTTATCCTAGGTAAATATACCTTAGATGAAACAGTAGCTAACGAAGATATTAAATTAGTACCGGCTGCTTATCAAGAAGCCGTGTCCGAATGGTTGGTTAAACATTATAACAAAGGTCAATAATGGATAATATCAGTTTAATCTTAGATATCGTAAAGGATATTAGAAATACAATTCATGATTTTCAGGCGCAACAAAATGCAATGAATTCGCGCGTAACTCAATTAGAATCTACATTAAAAGATATAGATACTAAAATATCTAACCATGAATCTAAACTAGATAATCTTTACGATAAAGATAAGAAAATTCAAGGCGTCTTTATATTCTTTGGATTCATGATACCTATAGTAATTGCTATTTTAGGTATTATATTTAAATAGCTATCTTTAAGGTGAAACATGGATTTAAAAAAAGAAGTAGTTAAATCCATAAAGGGCGCGTATGGATCTATACAGACCAGTAAAATAAAACCTACTGGTGTTATTCTTACGCGCCTATTAATCCTAATTATGCTGTTACCTATATTGCTAGTTGTAACTGAATATATTATGATTTTTATTCGTGGTTATGTAGATGATATAGGTTATAAGATTATAACTACTGGAATAATGATTATAGACCATGTATTTATACCTAGCGTATTAACAGCATTAATAGGATTCTTAGGCTTATGGATTGACAACAATCATAATGGAATACCAGATAAATTAGAAGATAAGGACAATAAATAATGAAGATTTTTATTAATCCAGGTCATGACTTAGATTATGATTCTGGGGCAGTTAATACTAACTACGGAATCACAGAAGCAGCTATCGCTAAAAGTGTAGGCGATAAGGTAGCCTATTATTTAAACAATGTAGGCTATGAAACAATGGTTATGCAGTCAGATAATTTAAATTATGATTCTGACTACGCAGATAGACCTTATCCAGTATGTGTAGCAGCTAATGATTGGAATAGTGATTTATTTATTTCCATTCATTGTAACGCAGCGAATACAACAGCTAAGGGAACAGAAACCCTAGTATATAGTTTAGGCGGACAATCTGAAAACCTGGCTAATTGTATTCAAAATCAAATTATTAATAGCCTAAATACTGTTGATAGAGGGCTAAAAGTTAGACCAGAATTAACAGTATTGAAGCGTACACATATGCCGGCAGTACTTGTAGAATTGGCTTTTATTGACAATGACGAAGACGCTTATCTTTTAATTAATAGACAAGATGACTTCGCCGCAGCTATTGCTAGAGGTGTAACAGATTATGTATCATCTTTTAAATAAAAGATTAATTCTAATCATTATGGCTATTGTTGCTATTCTGTTTATGGTCGCCGGCTTATGTTACCATTTCTATAATAAAGGAATGGAAGAAAAAATTATACCGATTCAACCTATACAAGCTGTAACACCTTCTAATATTAAAACAGCACAAATTAACGCCGGAACATATAAATCAGATGCAGATGTAAGGGAAGTAACCCATATCATCGAAAAAGAATCGAAACGTACTCCGGACGTTCAATATGTAACTTACACGCAAAAAGAAGCAGATAACCAGGCGCAACAATTAGCCAAAAAAAATAAATCTGACTATGTTCTAAAAGAAACTAAGTCAGATTCCGATATAATAAATAATAATTTCTATGCAATCAAGCAAGAAAAACCTAATCGTATTGGTGTAGGTGTAGCAATTATTCATGATGATATTTACGCTACGGCACATTATCAACGCGATAGGGTTAGAGTAGACGCTTACAAAAGCATTACTAACCATTCATCTAAGAAGTTAGACGGAATAGGCGCTTCTTATGACTTGATTAAATTCTAATCCGCAATCACATTTTAATTAATGTGTTGTTATATATTTAAGGACTTATGATTAATGGATCTATCTCTTAATCGTAAGTCCTTTTCCTTTTGTATTTTGTTGTTTGTCTTTTTTTTATTCCCTATACTAATTTACGGCTAAGTACTTAGGGCGTAAATTTGACTTACGCCACAAAGTGGCGTATTAAACATAGGCACTAAGCAACGGCTTTGGGGCAGAAGTATCCCTAGTAAATTACAAATAAAAAAATATTTCTATTTACTAAGGAATCCTTTTACCATTAAACACAGTATACTGAAGTATCCGTATTTGTAAGCATCTATTTAAAGTCAGCTTTCTACAGCTATATATATTATCAAGCGTCTTAATCCATGCCCTACTTGTTATATTATTGCTAATATACCTATATAATCCCGTTACTTTCGCAACTATCCGGAACCTAACTCCGGCGATTAAACCATACCCATTGTAGCTAATTTATCTGTTATTTCATCGCTAAACAGAATGGGCGTCGCTACATCTTCTACCCTTT